TATGGGCCCACCGAACACGCCATCACTGACTGGAATCTTTTACAGAGCGCAACGTACTGGACGGCGCGACGAATCATCACTGACGACATTCCCGAGGAGGAAGAAATGAACGACAACCAGGCATATATGCTCGAACAACTCTTTGCAGACCGCAAAGCACAAGCCGAATCCCGGTGGGCGATCAACCAGATCCGAGGGACAGATATCCCACGCATCAACGGCGTCCTCGCCGCCCAAGGCGAGGCGATCAAGCAGCTCTCCGGAGGCACTATCGACATGGACGCGATCACCGCCGCCGCTGAGAAAGGCGCTAAAGAGGGTGCAGCGGCCATCACCGCTGCCGACGTCGCCGCACAACTCGAAGTGAAAGCGAAGTAACCCATGAACACCAACGATTCAACTATCCAACAGGTAGCCACCCGCATGATCCCCGAGAAAGTCCGTTGGGGTATCCTCCTCGCCGTCTTTGTCTTGCAGTCGGTCACGGCCGCGCTTCTCGCCGCATATTCGGCGGTCGGGGAAGACTCGCCCACATGGCTAGCGTTTGCTGCGGCGTTCCTGCTCGCGATCTCCGCACCAGTCACTCTCCTCGCGGCCGTCAACGTCACCAAAACACCGACTGACACGGCGATCGCCACAGGAGCCGCGACCTCTACCGACGCGGGGTGACCTATGGGCGGAATTGATACGGGCATCATCGTCGCGGCTATCGCGGCAGTAGGAGGAGTCGCGGTGGCGTGGATCAAATGGCGGACCGATAAAGAGTCGAACGCTATCGCCGTCTTGCGGGTCCTCGTGGAAGAACAAGGCGACGAACTGGAGACGCTCAGGAGCCGTGTGGACGCGCTGGAGCGTGAACGGCAGTCCGATCACGAGTATATCCAGATTTTGCGGGATCATATTTATAAGCGACTTCCGCCGCCGCCGCCCCCGCACCCATAAAAACTTTCCCCGGTCTCACCTGATGGTGGGGCCGGGGAGTTTTTTATACCCCGTCTGCACGGGGAACATTCCTGCTGCACCGATATTTGGTTAACGTAATATCGGCTCATCCCCGTCTGCACGGGGAACATTGACTCGATGGTATCACTCCTCCCTGGCTTGGGCGCGGGTTTTCATCTGATAGATCGCGGAGCGGTCAATCTTGTAGCGGCGGGCGAGCGTGGTGGCAGATTCGCCATCCGCGAGCGCCTGGAGGATCATACGGTCGCGTTTTTCGACGAGGGTAGCGGCGAGTCTGCGGGCGGCTTCTAGCGCTGCCTGGGTGGGGTCGAGGTTGGTGTGCCAGTCGTCGAGGGCGGCGAGCTCTTTCCGGTAGGAGGCTTGCATGATTTCGGCGGAGTTGGACCCTGGGTCTGTGCCCTTGTATTGGGTGGGGAGTCGGTGGCCGTGGTCGGTGCGGGCTTCCCATGCGGGGGTGATCTGCCAGGTTCCGAGGTGGTAGGTGGCGCGGTGTGGACGGCCTGAGGGGACGATCCGTTTCGGGTTCCGCTCGTCGGGCACTCCGGCAGTGACGAGGAGGATTGAGGGTTCTTCTTTCTTGTCGTCGGGGTCGTCAGGTTTTTTGTCTCCGTCGTGGAGGATGTCCCAGACGATGATCCAGCCGTCTGCCTGGGCGTCGGTGCCGTCTGCGAGCTGGTAGACGTTTTTTACGGGGTAGGCGGTGCCGGGCTGGTAGTCGATGAGGCCGGCGGTGACGGTGTGCTCCATGAGCGGGGTTCCTTTCTTCGGGGTTTAGTAGATCTCTTCGGCATGGTCGAGGATCGCGGTGTAGGCGTCGATGCCGACGTGTCCGGTCTCGTACTGCCAGTCGACTAGGTCGGAGACGATCTGGAAGAAGTGTTCCATGGTCTCGGCGTCGACGAGTTCGGCGGTGGTGGGGAGGGTGAGGCGCTCGCCCATCCATGCGTCGCATGGAGTGTCCTCGGACTCGGGGCCGTCGATGCGGACGATGACCGGATCCGAGGCTTCGATCGCCATGACTGAGATGTAGGCGGCGAGCTCAGGGAGGGTGTCCATGCCAGAGACTCCGTGGCGTACAGCGTCGTCGTCTCCGTCCATGGGGAAGGAGTACTGCTGCTCTGGGTCGAGCAGGTCGCTGATGTCGCGGGACTTGTCTTGCATCCGGTAGGTTTCCATTTTCTTTTCCTCTCTGCCTTACATTGTCTAGTGTACTCTACACTAGACACTAATGTAAGAGGAAAACCATCAATAAATATGCATCACATCACACGCGTGGATTACCGCCTGCACGGATAGCCCACGCCCCGCACGATCACGGCCGGCAGACGTTTTTGATGGTTTTGATACGGTCCGGGGAAGTAAAAACGAGGGGAAATCACGCCTCAAGAGGAGGCTGTGCCGAACCTTCCAGGTCGAGAAGTTTTGCCACCTGCTCGAGAGCCTTCGCCGTCTGCGCTGCCGTGACCGTCATGTATCCCTCGGACGTCACGATTGACGAATGTCCAAGTATTTGCGTTATCACCACAGGCTCGATATGCGCGGCCAGGAGAAGCGATGCTGTAGCATTCCTTGCCTCATGGAGCACGTAGTAGGTGTATGTCGATTTTCCTTGCGCGCCAGCTTTCACGCCCTTGTGGATGCCCGCAACCTCTTGGAGGTGCTTCCATTGCGCGAGGTCGTGAGATTTGTTTTCGGGGATGCCGGACGCGTCGTGAGGCCACACGAGATTATATGGGGATCCGGGCCAATGGGCTTTCCACGCGAGGAGCCTTTCACGCATCGCGGGGATCATCGGGATCGTCCGGTATCCGGCCCGCGATTTCGGCGGCGTGAGAAAATATCGTCCGTACAGGCGGCGCACCTGCATGTCTGGCGGGATGGCGAACGCATCTTTTTCACGGTCAGAATACGGGAGTTCTTGCAGCTGCCACCTGATCGTGATGAGGTTACGCTGAAAATCGACTTGATCCCACGTGAGGCCAAGACACTCCCCCTGACGCATCCCTTGGAGTAATGCGGCGATCCAGCGAGAGCCGTCTTGGACGCCTTGCTGTGGGTTGCCTTCGATGGACCAGGAGAGGGCCGCGAGTTTTTTCGCGTCCTCTACTGGTATCGCCGTCCGGTCGGACACTGAGGTTTTGGGGCGCCGCATCGCGATCACTGCGGCAGGGATGGGCTTTCCTTCCATCACCGCGTCCTTGAGGGCTTGCTGGAGGATCCGCTGCGTGTAGGCGATAAGCGTCGCGCTGCATCCTGCTTTGTCCATGACTGTGCGGACGGTTCGAATGTGGTCCGGGGTGAGGTCTTTTAGTTGCGTGTCACCGATGGTTGGGATCACGTATTTTCGTAGTGGTCCGGATTCCGCGGCGTACGTTTTGGGTCGGACGGTTTGGGCACGTTCGGCTAGCCAGGTGTCTATCCAATGTTTGAGGTCCATTCCGTGTGTTGGTGCGGCGACGGGGCCTTCGATGGAAACTTCCTGTTGCCGGTCGCGGAGCTTTTCTTGGCAGAGTTTTTTGGTTTTCGCGGTGACGGTGAGGCGGCGGCGTTTCCCGGACGCGGTGTATCCGGCGTCAAATTGGCCGCGCCAACGTCCGTCTGGAAGTTGGAAGATTGTTCCGGTGCCTTTGTCGCGTCGTGTCGTCATGTTGGTTAGCCTATCCGGTAGCCTATCTGTGATACGTCTAGGGTATAGCGTAGGGCGGTCTTTCCGCAAGATTTCGCCAAAAAGTAGCGTTTACTATAGGGTATCCTACCGCCTCCTAAGCGGTAGGTCGAAGGTTCGAATCCTTTCGGGGGCACTAGCATGAAATGGCGATATACCGCCGATCGGTCCGACACGGCAGCTGCTCCGAACAGGTCCTCCAGTGGCGGAAATAGCCAATCGATTAGCCAAAGTGCGTCCCACAAAATGAAATAACCCCCAGCCGTGAAGCTGGGGGTTATTTCTTTATACGGAGTTAGTTCCTGCGCAGGGAATGTTTGTGGAATGGTTTCTGTCTCCTATGCCTGACCTATCCTTACCTACTCTCCGGTGAGTCTCCGGTGAGTCACCGGTGAGTCACCGGTGAGTCACCGGTGACAGGCAGACTAGACGGACGCTGTTCGAACGACTGTTCGAAATGTGTCCTTTCGACACAATATGTTAGTGTCATGGACAAAAGTAGTGGCGGGCCCCGTAGAAGAGGCCCGCCGGTCGGTTACTGGTTTTCTTTTGCCCGTCTCTCGATCTCACTGAGGAGCTTCGAGAACGGGATGCCGAAAGCCGCCGCGATTGCCGCGAGCTGCACGGCGGTGGGGGATCGAATACCTTCCTCGTAAAGCCTGTACGAAGTTCTGGTAATTCCGGTCAGCCTCGCCGTTTCGGCTTGTGATTGCTGAGCGATTCCCCGCTCAGCTCGTAGAGTCTCAGCAGTTGCTAGGGCCCACCTTCTTTCTGTTTCCTGTTCCATACGAAACAGCCTAGCATCTGTACGGCAACAAATCAACGTCAATTAGATACACTTTTGCGCTTGCGCATGTTCCGAATGACTACTAGGATGTTTCATATGGCGACACCAAACGAATTGAGCGATCGGCTCGCAGACGCGATCCGAGACGCAACAACAGCCGCGGGAGTCTCTCAACGAGAACTCGCCGCCCGCACGGGCATTCCACTTGTGACCATAAATCGCAAGCTCAACCACGCGAGCCCGTTCAACGCCATCGAGCTCGGAGCAATCTCCGAAGCCCTTGGCACCTCCCTCGTCGATCTCGCCCTCAAGGCCGAAAGGCAGCTTGTACGGGCATGAGAAAAATGCCTTCACCCGTTGCTGCGGGTGAAGGCGATGAAAGGAAAACAATGAATCAGATTATCCCATTCACCTACGAGTCTAGCGAGCTACGCACGCTCACGCTAGACGGCGAACCATGGTTTATCGCTGCGGACGTATGCAAAATCCTAGAAATTGCGAATCCGACCGACGCAATCAAGCGTCTTGATGAGGACGAGAAGGCTAGATTCAATCTAGGGTTGCCTGGTGGCGGCACAAACGTTGTCAACGAGTCTGGTTTATACAATCTCATTCTCGGCTCACGCAAGCCAGAAGCTAAAGAGTTTAAGCGCTGGGTGACTCACGAAGTTATCCCCTCGATCCGCAAGACTGGATCATATGGTACGCCTCAACTCTCCGGCCCGGCGCTCTACCTAGCGGCTATCGAGCAGGCGCAGAGCGAAATTGCGGCCCTCGAAGCGAAAACCCGCGAGCTGGAACCGAAAGCTGATTCGTTTGATGGCTTCCTCTCCTCGAGAGGAGACTACAGCCTCAACGAGGGCGCGAAACTCCTCGCCCGTAACGGCGTACCAGACATCGGGCAAAACCGGCTCCGAGATCACCTGCTGCGGTGGGGCTGGCTCTATCGAGGCCGCAAGAATCGCCTCCGCGCCGCACAGGCCGCAATCGAAGCCGGCAGACTCGCCGAGCGCACCTCCTGGTACTACGACGACGAGACCGGCGAAAAGCTCGCCGGAGCAGTCCAGGCAGTCATCACACCGAAAGGCCTCGACGACGTGAAGGCGCGGCTCATGCGCGAACAAGGATTCGCCCTCGTCGATGCTGACGGCAAGGTACTCGCGGAAGTGGAGGCGTCCTGATGCGTTGGATGACCGCGAAAGAAGCCTCCGAGGTTGTGCCATTTTCTGAGATCACGCTCAAGCGCTGCATGAAGCGTGCCAAGCCGGTGGAAGGCGAATTGCCGCCACTGCGTGCAAAAAAAGATCCGCAAGGACGCTGGATCGTCACCGACAAAGCATTAGAGGACTGGATGAACCGAGTCCTCACGCAGAAGTAGAAAGGCCATGAAATGTACACGGATGAAGCGGTAGAGAAGTTGCTTGCGAGCTTGAGGATGGAGAGTCGCATCAAACAAACCGTCATGGAGGGGTACGAGGGCTACACAGAGCTGAAAACAATTGCAGAGATGGCGCACCAGCAATCGAAAATCTCACTAGATATCGCCGAAACCTGGGCCGACCGCTACCACATCGAGGAGGCAGCGAAATGACCACACGCACTCACAAAGAATTCCTCAACGAACTCAAATCCAGATTCGGGTCTGATTCGATGCGGTGGGCGTTCAAATGCCCTGCCTGCAAAGACATCGCCACCGGCGCTGACTTCCTGAAAGCTGCCAAAGAGCGAGGGATCGGAGATCCCGGCACTTATGCGTCGGCCCGTCTAGGGCAGGAATGTATCGGACGCACGCTCGGCGCCCTCTCAACCGACCAGGGGAAGGATTACCGGGGGCGCGGCTGTGACTGGGCAGCCTACGGCCTGTTCAGTGGGCCGGATTTCGTCGAAATCCCGAACGGCGACGGGACGACACGGAAGGTCCCCACGTTCGAGATCGCAACCGTCGAGGAGGCAGCGAAATGAGCCTCAACCCGACAACAAAAGAGATTGCGACCGAGTTGCGGAACCTGGCCGACGCGCTGGAAACAGTTGGCGAAGTGCAGGGATTTTATGCAGCAAGGTTCAGCATGCAGACAAACGAGTACCGGCCTTGGAATCTTGTTGTGGACGCACTTGCTGGCCGGGGAGTGATTGAGGGGCCTAACAAATACGGCACCAAGTCATTCGTGAACGTGCCCGGAGACAGTCATCCGCTGACCGTTCCGCCAGATTTGTCCATCGACATTTCGTGGATGACGGGCGCCGTCGAAGAGGTGGCGAAATGAACACGTATTACTTGACTTTCGGTCCTGATCATTGCGTGTGTCCGTGGCAGTCGCCGTCGGGGTGGGTGGAGATTTACACGTCGTCGTTGGGGCGCGCTCGCGAGATCGCGTTTGATTTTTTCGGGGATAAATGGTGCCAAATCTTTACTGAACCGCCAGCCTCGCAGCGTATGGCGGATGGCCTGCTGGCCACGGTGAAGCTCGGGGAATTGGAGGTCGTGAAATGACTCGATCTGAGGAGAAGTCTTTTATCGCGATCGGTGTGGTGGTTTTCGCGGTCGCCACCGGAGTGATCGTGTCGCAGTGTCCGACCTGGTGGTTTGTGGGACTCCTACTGGCCACCTATGCGCTCGCGGCGGGCGCTGGAGTGTGGGCGGCAACCAAAGATGAGGAGGAGTGATGAGGGCGTATTTTCGAGAGTTTTTCATCCCCATGATCGTCACCGCGCTGATCGTCACAGTCCTGGTGGTGGCACTATGAGACAGATTTTGGTGATGCGGTATCCGATTGAGGATCACGATTTGACGCCTGCGCAGCTGAAACGCGAGGCACTGATCCGCACGAAAACCACAGCACGGTCCAGAGGGTGGGAAATCCTCGGAACGCAAGAAATAAACCTTTACCCAGAACGCCGATGCGTGGAGTGCACGCTCATAGTCGATGCTCCAGGGATTATCACGGAACCTATTTGGGAGGCGACAGATGCATCGGATTCGAGGCGTTGACACGTGGGTGACGCCACTGATGGAAAAGCTGGATTTGCGTGGCGAGGATTGGCGTGACCAGGCGTTGTGTGCACAGTCGGACCCGGAGCTGTTTTTCCCAGGGAGTAACGGGTCTGTGAAGCCAGCGCTCCGGATCTGTCATGACTGCCCGGTCATGGCCGAGTGCAGGGCGTGGGGAGATGCGCATGAGATCGGTACCTATGGCGTCCTGGGTGGTGAGACGGCGTGGCAGCGGATTCGACGCCGCAAAAACGCCCGCGAGCCGCACACAGTCGACACGGACCCTGGGATAGGCGTGTGCACCTCGTGTGGGGCCAGGCTGCGACCACATTCCGTACCTGTGGCGGAGGCACCTGGGACGAGGCAGGCGTACTCGGGGCACCTCTGCCAATCATGCTGGAGGCGGGATAGGAGGGCTAAGAAAAATGCCTGATATATCTAGCGAGTGGGTGGGTGATTCGTGGGTGATCATCCTCGACGGTGAGCCGGGCGAGGTCCTGACCAGGGCCGACGCAGAGCAGCTGATCACCGAGCTACATAGGGCGATCGAAGAACCACCCGGCGACGACGAAGATTTGGCTTTCGAGACATGGAGAGATTTAGGAGCAGAAGGATGAGCGAGTTTGAAGTGGGACTTCACTATGACGTCCCAGCAGACATTTACCATAAAGGTCTCGCTGAGCCGCGCCCGCTATCTTCGACGCTCGCGAAAAACCTCCTGCGCATGCTCCCAGAGGAGGCATTGTGGGAGCTAGAGTGCGGCGAACATAAAGATTCCTACGATTTTGGGACTGCGGCGCATGAGCTGATCTTGCAAGGCGAACTCAAAACCGCTATCGAACTGCCGTTCGATTCGTACCGATCTAAAGCGGCGCAGGAGGCACGTGATAAGGCGTATGCGCAGGGGCTAACGCCGTTCGTGCAGGGAACACTTGACGGCGTGCGGGCGATGGCTGACGTGGTGCGAGGCAAGACTGAAAATGCTGCGCTGCTCAACACTGGCGGCTCGGCGGAAGTCTCAGCCCTCGCAGAATGCGACGGGATCATGATGCAGGCGCGTTTCGACTATCTGCGCCTACCAGACGCGGATCATGCGGGCTTCATCCTCGACCTGAAAACCACGGCGGGGAGTGCGGCGCCACGCGAGTTTATGCGCAACGGCGCAAGTTACGGGTATCACATTCAGGCGGCGATGTATCAGACAGTGCTCCAGGCGCTCGGCTATCCACGGCTGCCATTCATATGGCTAGTGGTATCGAAGAAGCCGCCGTATGCGTCAAGCCTGATCCAGGCATCGCAGGTTGATCTTGAGGTTGGTGAGCTGATGCTAGCCAAAGCTATCACCAGGTGGAAGGCCGTGCAGGGCGGCACCCTCCACCACACAGGTATCACGCAATCATTCTTCCCTGCATGGATTCAGTATGAGGCAGAGGAGCTTTCAAATGACTGAGACGGGCATCATTCGACGCGAAACCGGCAACCAGGCCATGGTGGCGTCACAGACCACATTGACGGAGCAGGCACGCGCCGTCGCAGAAGTTCAGGCGGCGGTGACGGTCGCACAGCAGGTGCGCCGTGACCAAGGCCGTGCAGAAGCGGAAATGCGGGCCACCTGCGAACGGCTCACGGTGGCGCAAAAAGCGTTCTACACCGTCCCTAATCGTGGCAGTGGGCCAACGGTACATCTCATGCGGGAACTCGCCCGGATTTGGGGAAACATCGACTACGGGGTGCGGGAAATGCGCCGCGACGACCACGAGGGAATATCAGAAATCCAAGCATATGCGTGGGATCAAGAGACGAACGTCCGTTCCACGCGGAGCTTCATTGTCCCTCACGAGAGGATGGCGCGGAAATCCAGGCAGAAGCTTACTGACTTGGGGGACATCTATCTGAACAATCAGAATGTTGGCGCGCGCGCGGTTCGCGAATGTATAGCGACCGTGCTCCCCAGTTGGTTTACGGATGAGGCGCAGGCGATTTGTCACGCGACATTGCAACACGGTGATGGGACACCGCTTGCTGATCGTGTAGGCAAAATGCTCGCCGCATTCAAAACACATTCCGTCACGCAGGCGATGATCGAGGCGCGGCTCAAGCGTCCCCGTACTGCCTGGACTGCTGGTGATCTTGCTGAGCTGACAACGATTTTCCAGAGTCTGGAGCGCCGCGAAATCACGGTGGAGGAAGCTTTCCCTCAGGCCGTGACCGTTGATGAGCTGACAGGCGAGGTGAGTGAGTGATGGAACGTATCGACCACACGCCCGATGATATCGCCGCGCTACTCGCTGAGGTAGAGAAGCTGAAGGCGAAGCTGAAACGGCTATCCACCCTGCCGGTCGTGTATGACAAAGGCCCTAACGATACGGACGCGGGCAGGTTTTTGATCGCCGCGCGGAACCTTGAAAACGGGGAGTACATAGGTGGGAGCTGCACTCGCCGCGCCGTTGCCTCACTGATCCGCCGTGACGTCGATATCGCGATGGGCGGGGAGGAGTCGTGATGACTGAGGACATCCACACCATGAGCCTCGACACCTACATTTGGATGTCGGCAACAGACCCACGCCTCTCAAAGCGGCTCAATTCCGGTGATCGAATGAGGCTGCTCAATGAGGCGATTGACCGCATCGATGATCTGCAGGAAGAAATCGCGGTATTGAAAGCGCGCCACGAAAGAGACTCAAAAGAAATGCAGGAACTGCTCGTGGACCTCCGCGACAAAACGCTGGCCTTGCAAGATATCGCTGACCTGCATCGCGGGCACGGAGGGGACGTGTGGTGCCCCACCGAGAGAATCGTCTACCTGGGGCATGGACACGCGCTAGATGTGGAGGAGTCGTGAGCTACACACCGTCTGACGAGGATGTTGAACGCGTCTATATGGAGGCGCACGAGGAGCTGAACCCATTCGATCCATACGCTGCCACAGATGCCCACGCCGACTTTGCCGCCTGGAAATCGGCGCACGATACCGAGATGGTGCGAGCCACTATCGAGGCAATCGGGATCCGCGGCAGAAAAGGCAGCGACGTGTGGGACAGGTGGCGAAAATCCGATGCGGAAAAACGCGCCGCCTACCTCGCGCGCCACTTCGGACTGACTGACAGGCGAGCAAAAACTACGGCTCGCGCACTAGCAATCCTGCTCGGAATGGAGGTGGGAGCATGAACCGAAACAAGCGAACCATTTTCCTCGTCGTCTCAATACTCCGGGAGGCGATTATACCGATCGTCGCCTACGAGGACGCGTTCGACGCCCAGAGGAAAGCCGCTGAGCTGGATGGGAATCGGCTCGCGGGAGACAAGACACAGTACATCGTCCACTCGATCGAGCTGGTGGGGAAGAAATGAGCGAGCCGTACTACCAAGACGATTACGTGACGCTCTACCACGGGGACTGCCTGGAGCATCCCGAATGGTGGGTAGGAGCTGACGTGCTGGTAACCGATCCGCCATATGGGATGGCCTATCGGTCCGGTTGGGTACGCGACCGGACCGATAGGCCAATCGCTGGCGACAAGAACACGGGCGCGAGAGATTCGGCGTTCAAGATTTGGGGAGACGGCCCGGCGATCCTTTTTGGTCGATGGGATATCGACCGACCCGGGAAGCCTCGCCATCGACTGATCTGGTCGAAGGCCCCAGACCCAGGAATGGGAGATCTTTCTTTTCCGTGGGGAAATTCAGACGAAGAGATCTACGTCTACGGATCGGGCTGGAAAGGGTCTCGAGGTCCGAACGTCATCACCTGCCCAAAGCCTCCAGTAAACGACCGACCAAATTACCCGACGCCCAAACCGGTGGGACTCATGGAGGCACTCATCAGTAAGTGCCCACCTGGGACGATCGCGGACCCGTTCGCTGGCTCGGGATCCACTCTCGTCGCGGCGAAGCTCCTCGGGCGCAAGGCGGTCGGCGTGGAACTCGAAGAGAAATACTGTGAGATCGCGGCGCGACGACTCTCCCAGGAAGTCTTAGACCTCGCGGGGGTGGAGAAATGACCCTCCTAGATCATTACACGCATTACGACGGGCGCCGGATCGAGCTGTGGCGAGAGGACCGGTACTACCTCGTCCGAATCGTCCCGGTGCGCGGGAAGGCTGTGCAGCATCCCTACACGAGCGAACGGCGCGCCCGCGAAGCTTTCGACGCGGCAGTGAGAGGATGCTGAAAATGGGTCACCATATCATCGTTCCGGTGGCGAAAGAGGATTGGCTTTTGCAGAATCACCGCGTCCACTACCAGGTCGCAGCGAGACGAAAAAAGCAGATCCGCCACGACGCCGCGATCATCGGTAGACGTGACCTGAGTCCATGCGTCGGGCCAGTCGCGATCTATGCCCGGGCTTATGTGCGAGCCGGGATCCTCCCCGACGCGGATGCTATCGCACCCATGGTGAAAGCGGCCATCGACGGCCTGGTGGACGCGGGGATCATCCCGAATGACGACGGTGAACACCTGCATCTGGTTTGCTACGGCAGGCCCGGACGCGACCGGACACTCAAACCAAACATGCGGGCCTTGATGCTCGTGGTTACTGACCAGTACGTGCCGTTTTAGGAGGGGCAGTGGCATATATCCGTAATGAGATACCGGACGCACAGGAGCTTCGCAGGCGCCGCGATCTAGCGCGAAGAATCCTCGTCGCGGCACTCGAAAAGGAAGAAAACCAGCTCTACCGAGAAGCCATCATGGCGCTCGATGGAGCCACAAAACAGCAAATCTTGAACAGTAGAAAGGAGGGTTGTGGTGGCAATTTCGAAGAGGACTAGGTACGAAATCCTAAAACGCGACAATTTCACGTGCCGCTACTGCGGCGCAAAAGCTCCCGACGTCAAGCTACACATAGACCACGTGATGCCGCAATCCCTTGGCGGAACAGACGATGCCACCAACCTGGTAACCGCGTGCATGGAATGCAATTCGGGGAAAACTTCCACACGCCCAAGCGATTCGCTCATCGCCCAAATCAGTGACACCGAAATCGCTTTGCAGGCCGCGTACGCGAAGGTTGTAGCTGAACGCACGGCTCAAGTTGAGAAGTACCAAAAGGCCGTTCAAAGCGTTCTTCGATACTGGAAAAAGGTTGAGATCTATTCCGATCCGCCATCTGATGCGAAAGCGACGATCCGCAGGTTCCTCGGGCTTGGTTTGACTGTCGAGGAGATCAAAGAATCGTTCGATATTGCGGAAGAAAATATCTCAGTTCCACATCGTGCGAAATGGAAATATTCGTGCGGCGTCTTACACAACAAGGCTCGCAAAATCGAGAACGACGCCCTGGCATTAGTTCGCAAAGAAACGCGCGAGAAATATAACCAATGCGGGCATTGCGAGTGCTGCCGCGATCCCGAAGATGATTCGGGAGAATGTTTGCTTTACGCGCCACCAGAGGACGAAAAGCCGCTCACTTGCCCATATTGCGATGATCCAGATTGCCTTTACGGGGTCGGCTATTCCGATGGCATGGACATTGGTGGGGAGGAAACCTATATGGCTTTCTATGACCAGATCGTTCACTACAGGACTTGCCCAGAGGTGAATCATGTCTCGTGATTTCGGGAAGCTCTACATGACCGCATGGTCCGATGTTGATTTCACCGCGTTGTCCGGAGAGGCGCAGCGCATGTATATGTTCCTGCTTTCACAACCTGATTTGTCGCGCGCTGGCACGATCACGCTCGCGCTCAATCGGTGGGCAACCAGGGTTGGGAACTATGTTGCAGATGACCTTGTGTGGCATATCTACGAACTTTCGCAGGCGGGTTTCGTTGTCGTGGACGGCGAATGCGAGGAGCTTCTGGTGCGTTCATACATTCGCCGTGACGAGGGGTGGAAATCGCCAAATATCATGGTGGCAATTGAGGGTGCGGCGAAGAATGTCATGTCCGAATCGTTACGCGCTGTGATCCGGGATGAAGTGCTTAGGATTGACACTTCGACGCTTCCGACGAAGATCAATGAACGAACGGGTAGATCGACGAAAGATTTCGTTGAAATGGTGATCCATCGCCTTGCCGACGAGCTTTCTACCTGCGAAAAGGCTGACGAAGTAACCAATTGGAACCCTTCATCAAACGGTTTCGCTAACCCTTCCCGAAAGGGTTCAAAAAAGAAAGGGTTACCGAAAGGGTTACCGAAAGGGTCCCTAACTACTACTACTACAGCTACTACTACAGCTACAGCTACAGCTACAGCTACTACTACCGCCGAACCCGAGGGGTTCGACGAGTTTTGGGAAATCTATCCGAGGCACATGAAGCGCGGCGACGCCATCAAGGCTTTCCACCAGATGCTCAAAGCTGGCGCGTCCGTGGACGAGATCATCGCGGGCGCACGTCGCTTCGCAGCAGATCCGAACCTGCCAGAGCAAAAGTTCATCCCCTACCCGGCTTCGTGGCTTCGAGCTGAGGGTTGGCTGGACGATCCGCTGCCACCTCGAAACCGTCCGCAGCCTCAGCGTCCAACTCGCGTGGAGGAAAACATGCAGGTTGTCCGTGAGCTGATGGCACAGGACGAGCTTAGGCAGGTGGGAGCGTGAATCCGGCAGAGGTGGCGGCGCTGCTCACCTACGCCTCAGCTTTTGATGGCAGGCGGGTGAGCGCAGAGGTTGCGACCGCGTGGGCTGAGGCACTGGATACGGCAACCACGCTCGCTGATGCACGCCAGGCCATCACGGAACATTACGCGGGATCCTCGGCGTGGCTGATGCCGGCGCATGTGAACGCCAGGTGTCGGGAGTATCGGCGGATACGAGCCGAACGTGAAGCGAGCGAACAGGAGAAACGCGCTCTGGCAGATGCGCGGTCTAAGGCCGGGATGGCAGAAGAAACCCGGCGAAAACTCAGTGAAATACTCGGAAAGATAGGGAAAAACAATGGCGAATGAACCGATAGTGACAATCGTAGGGAACCTAACGGCGGACCCGGATTTGAGGTACGTTCAGTCCGGTGTGGCGGTTGCGGGTTTCACCGTGGCATCCACGCCACGCACCAAGAATCAGCAGACCGGGCAGTGGGAAGATGGCGAAGCCATGTTCGTTCGCTGCAGCGTGTGGCGTGAGTATGCCGAAAACGTGGCCGAATCCCTCGCTAAAGGGATGCGAGTGGTGGTTATTGGACGTATGACGGTCCGCACCTACAACGACGCGCAGGGGCAAGCTCGTCAGTCCATCGAGATGCAGGTGGACGAGATCGGCCCGTCGCTACGGTATGCGCGTGCGACAGTTCAGCGTACCCCCAAAAACGCCCCTCAGGCTTCACAGGATCGATTCTCAGGGCCTCAGAGCGGGCATGCCGGTAACTATGCTTCGGCGGGTTACAACGCGCCACAGGGCGGCACAGGAGATCCCGCTGGCAACCTCGCGCAGATGGACTACCCAGGAGAGCCGCCGTTCTAATGAAAAACATTCTCAAAAAGCATTGGATATTCCGCCTACCAAAAGCCACCCACTATAGCAAAGGAAAAGTGAAAAGATGAGCGTCCCAGAAGAAGCGGTAACGCTCCCACAAGAGCCCACTGACACGTGTTTGCAGTGCTCCCAGAGTCGAAAAACGGTCAAAAGAGATGGAACATATTGCGCGACCGTTTCTGGGTACGAATATACGGAAATTCAGGACGAATGGCCCCGCCACCATTGGCGGGACTGGTCTGATAAAGAACTCTCCGAGGCTGGAATACATCCGAGCTTATGGGGCCAAAATCGCCGCACAAACATCTACAACCTTGAGATAGCTGCATGCGCATCATCCTGCATGGAAAACGGTCACGTCTACCCAGATCCGGCAGACAAGTTTTTCATCGAGGGAACCCAAAACTACTGCATGCGCTGCTGGGGGAAGAGGGAATCAAATGACTGACATCCCAGAAGAAGCTACAAAAGCCATCGTCGATGCAATCGCTGGCGGCACGATCAGTGTCCCTGACGGCTATGGCAATCTCGCGACAGACGATGCAGAGAACATTGCACATGCCGCTCTCACTGCCGCTGCCCCGATTATCCGCGCGGAGGAAAGGAAGAAGATCGCGGAAGAGATACGGGCCACCAACCTCGGCGCGCCGCTCGTCCTCAACTCCGACGCCACTGCGCGCTTTTTGACTGGCCCGGAACTACGCGAAAAAATCTGCACATTCATCACAGAAGGGATCGAATCATGAACCCGGCCTGGCTAATCCTAATCATCCCCGCAGCTGCGACGCTCGGCTATGCGGCATGCGCGCTCATGGTGACAGGGAGGAAGAAAGACGATGCTGATGACTGACCGTGAGCGTCTAGCTGACCTGCTCGGGAAGAACAAGCTGGAGCGAAACAACGCGCGCCCGTTCTTCGGCGGCGAGACTCTACGTGACGCCCAGATTGACGCCATCGTAGACGTGATCATCGACGACGGGTGGGGGCGAAAATGACTCCCACTCCGGTTCTTGACCCGTGCTGTGGCCCGCGCATGATGTGGTTCGATAAGGACGACGCGCGCGTGACATTCGGTGACATTCGCGAGGAAACCACCGAGCTATGCGACGGACGAATGCTCACGGTCAGCCCAGATGTCGTGCTGGACTTCCGCGCCCTACCATTCGCCGATGACACATTTTGGCATGTCGTTTTCGACCCGCCGCACCTGAAAAACCTCGGCAAGAAATCATGGACTGCCGCGAAATACGGCGCACTCCTGCCCACCTGGCATGAAGATCTAGCGCAGGGATTCAGTGAGTGTTTCCGGGTACTCAAGCCTCACGGGACGCTGATCTTCAAATGGAATGAAGACCAGATACCTGTCAGTGACATTCTCTCCCTCACACCACACAAACCGCTCTACGGACACCGAAGCGGGAGGCTATCCAAAACACATTGGATCGCATTCATGAAAGATGGAGATGATGGATAATCTTCCGATCCCACGAACCTATGACCTGCCCGTATGCGTACGCTGTGCCGCGTGTGGGCAGGTCGTGGAGCTGACATGGACATTGAGCTGCGAAGGGTATGAGATCTATTGCGGGAGCTGCTACCAAAAGCACAACATATAGTGTATGAGTGGGCATTCTACCACTACATCTAGTAGGATCAGGGAGGGAGGCGTTGATGGAAACCACTGCTGGAATATGCCCAATAACCGGCGAGCCACACATGACTAGCCTCCAGGCCACGCTCCACACAGTCATCCAGCTTGCTGCGACGATGCCGGATCCGCACGCAATGATTCTCGGAATCCGCGCCGCGGACCCTTCGCGTTTTGGGCACGGCGGTGCATCCGATGGCCTGCCCTTCCGTTTGGATACGACGATCGACTACTGGGACACTGAGACGGGCGACGTACGAGGAATCCGCACCAAGACCGGGATCCATGACTGGGCCGCAACCTGGGCAGCATCCTGGTGGTCCTGGTCTGACGACGGTTCACCTAAACCCTCCGGAGACATGCTGCAATGGCTCGCGTCCCGCCTCGCCTGGGCAGAACGCTGCTATCCCGCAATCGACGAGTTTGAAGACGAGCTAACCTATGTCCTGCGAGTCCTCGAACACGCACACGGACTCGACCCAATACCTACCGATCGAACCTGTCCCTCATGCGGAGGACAGCTACAGCATCGCGTCACGTCCGAGGGAGTCTCGCCCGAATACGACTGCGCAGGATGCGGAAACCAATACTCGAGCGACGGACTAGCGGTCATGCGCCGCAACAGGATCCTCCACTCCGACGAGTACGTCACCCGTGACGAAGCCGCCGCCATCCTCGGCGTCAACAGATCAACCATGCGATCATGGATCCGCCGCGGACTACTCAAAGAAACCAACGGCCAAATCAGGCTTGACGAGGCAACACGCCTCATATAGAGGTTGCGCAGGCTGCAGGAGTGTGCAACGCTTGTGAGTGGAAAAGTGTGAGCACCCCCAGGGATGTCACACTCCCGGCATCCGCCCACTGAGGCGTTGAGGCCAGACCCCCCAGACCAAGGTGAGCGGACTGGGGGATGCTTCTATCTCCGGACGTTAGCGATTCTCTCGAGGACACCTTCTCCACCCGACCTAGTGGGTCGACGCAAAACTCTCGTTGCTCATGCCATCCGGAGTCGCGGCGTGTTAGGCCGCTGGTCGGTGCCCTATGTGGACAGGGAGGATGGAACTGCCTATGCGTAGATGTTCCGCCCGCCTCTGCCCTATCCTCATCCCAGACGGCACACGCTACTGCCCACAACACCAGGCCGCATATGAAGCCAGACGCGGCGCATCCACACGGCGCGGCTACGATGCTAGGCACCGGAAGCTACGAGCCCAGTGGCGCACTCGGATAGACCGCGGTGCACGTCCATCATGCACACGCTGCGGCAAACCCATCGCGCCGTTCGAACCATTCGACCTTGATCATGACGACAACGATCGTCGCCGCTGGCTCGGCCCAGCCCACCAGTACTGCAACCGATCAGCAGGCGGGCAGCGAGGCGCAACAGTCAGCAACCAGACACGACAGCAATGACCAACAGCAAGTTCTTCTTGAAGAGCAGTCCTGAGAGTAAAAGAACGCATAAATGCTCAACATAAACTCGCAGGTCATAGGCTCACACAGGCATCCCGGGGGGAGGGGGCGACCGTCAGCCTGGCGCACCGCCGGTCAGGAGTGAAAAATGCGCGGAGGGTTCAAAACTTCCAGATAGGCGCCGTGGCGGGCGCTTTTCCTATTTTCGTGGCAGGTGCGATGCCTGCCGGTATCCGACTGGCATGCGATATGCCTCGAGGTGGTGAATTTTGATGACTAGTGGTGGAGCTCGTGTAAAGTCTGGGCCTGCTCGCGACCCGAATTCTGGGCGGTCTGAGAAGCTGGGTGTTGTTTTCCGGCAACTCCCGGTTGAGGGGTTCAAGGGGCGTATTCCACGGTTTCCTTTGCCGAAAATGGATTTCGGTTTCTTCACGAAGGACGGCGAACGGATCGATGACGCCGAAGGATCGGAATCGTTTGCTCGTCGTGAGAGGGAATTGTGGAGGTGGGCGTGGCGTACTCCTCAGGCTGTGGTGTGGTTTGAGGAGTCGTGGCGGCAGTATACGGTGGCGATGTGGGTGCGTACGGCTGCGATTTGTGAGACTCCTCGGGCTACTGCTGCGGATAAGACTGCGATGCTTCGGTTGGCTGATCAGATTGGTTTGACGCCGGCGGGGTTGGCTGCGAATCAGTGGCAGGTCGGCAAGGCGGCGGACTGTAAAACTCCTGATGGAAATCCGGGAAGGGCCCGTTCGTCTCGGTCTCGTGTGAAACTCAAGGTCGTGGGCGATGGTGGCGCCTGATGAAGAGCTCGTCATCGACTTCAATCCACTACACACTCTTGGCTTCCTGGTGACTGACTGGGTTGAACATCATTGCATGGTTCCCTCTGGCGTGTATGAGGGGCAGTCGCTTGTTTTTCGTGGTTGGCAGATAGCGTGCACCGTGAATCACTATCGGATCAAGCCGAGAGCCACGTTCAACCCGGAGAGGATCCTAGCTCCATTCTTTTATCGTCGTTCGGTGATTGTGGGGCCGCAGAAGTCGGGTAAGTCTCCGTGGGGTGCGGCGATGATCCTCGCCGAAGCGGTTGGTCCGGCGTTGTTTGCTGGTTGGGCGAAGGGTGGCGAAAAGTACCGCTGCGAAGATCACGGCTGTGGCTGTGGGTTCGAGTATGAGTATTTGCCTGGCGAGGCGATGGGGATTCCCCGCAGTAAGTCTTTGATCGCGTTGTTGGCTTTCGCCGAGCAGCAGACAGCAAACGTGTATGGGCCTTTACAGACGATGATCCATAGCGGGCCGCTGGAGGAGATCCTCAAGGTTCGTGAGGGCTTTATCCGCCTACCAAATGGGGGAAAGATTGTTCCCCTGTCGTCGGCGGCGAAATCAAAACTCGGGCAGCCGCTCAATGGTGCGCTCGCGGATGAGTCCGGCTTGTATACGGCGCAGAACAAGGTGTTGGAGACGTGGCAGACGATGCGTCGCGGTGTTGCTGGTATGCAGGGGCGGACGATTGAGCTTACGAATCCGTGGGATCCGATGGAGAACAGTGCGGCCCAGCAGGCGTTTGAATCTCGTCAAAAGGATATTTATCGGTATTACCGGAAACCGCCGCAGGATTTGTCGTACAAGAATAAGCGTGAACGGCACAAAATTCATGCGTATGTGTATGCGGACTCTCCGTGGGTTGATCCGGTAGGTATTGATGCTGAGGCTGCCGAGCTTGTGGAGACTGATCCTGTGCAGGCGGAACGGTTTTTCGGGAATCGCCTGGTGCAGGGCCTTGGCTCGTTCATTACAGAGTCTTTGTGGGATTCGCATACTGATGCGAGTCGTGTGGTTGCTGCTGGTGAGCCTGTTTGTGTGGGGTTTGATGGGTCGAGGTCTGGGGATTGGACGGCGATTCGCTGCGAAACCTTGGATGGGTTCCGGTTCACGCCTACTTATGGCCCGGATAAACGTCCGGCGTTTTGGGATCCGAAGGATTGGCCTGAGGAGCGGATTCCTCGCGGTGAAGTCGATGCTGCCGTGCATGAAATCTTCAGCAGATACAAGGTTTCCCGCATGTATGTGGACCCTCGGCATTGGGAGACGCAGGCAGACCGGTGGGCGTCCCTTTTCGGGGATGACGTTGTTGTGCAATGGCCGACGAATCAGATTTCGCGAATGTTCGATGCTCTTGTGAGATATCAGGAGGATTTGCATGAGGGTTTGACGTCGCATGACGCGGATCCTGACGCGAGGCTGCATGCGTTGCATGCCCGGAAGGTTGCTAAGCCGGGTGACAAGTTCATTCTGGGCAAGCCTGCCGAGCATATGAAGATCGATATTTTGATGGCTGATGTGTTGGCGCATGAGGCTGCGTCGGATATGCGGGCGCTCGGCTGGAACGAGAGTGAGCCGATTGTTTTTGACTGGAGGTGAGATATGGCAGTCATTCCGTTGGAGGATTCTTATCTCTCCATGATCCGGAAGGTGCAACAGTTTCTCGCTGAACGCGCGGTCTACGACTCGAAGATGCTTGCTAACTATGAGGGGCGTGCGCGGCTTGCCCATCTCGGGCTAGCTGTCCCTCCCGAGCTCTCTGCGTTGGAATTGGTCATTAATTGGCCGCGGATTGTGGTCGATTCGATTGAGGAGCGGCAAAACGTTTCCCGTATTACGGTGACCGGTGATCCGGATGCCGCGCGTGAGATTGCGATGATTCGCGATGCTAATGATCTGGATGCAGAATTGTCGCTCTGGAAGCGTGACAGGTTGGTTTATGGGCGCGCATTTCTGTCCGTGGGCTCCAATGAAGATATTGCCGGTTTACCGATAATCCAGGTTGAGTCCCCTCGTGAGGTTGCAGTAAAGATTGATCGCCGGCATCGTCGTGTCGCGTACGCTGTGAGACTGTCCGAGGTTGACTCGTTCGGGAATCCGGCGTTGGCGACGATTTATCTTCCTAATCAGACGGTTCTTGCTGAACGCCGTAATGGCAGTTGGGTACAAACGGATGTCGATGAGCATCATTTCGGTATTGTTCCGATAGTCCCGTCTTTCAACCGTCGCATGACTGGCGAGTGGGTTGGGCATTCGGAGATGGAAGATATTATCCCCATCACTGAGGCGACGATCCGTACAGCTACGGACATGCAGGTCGCTATTGAGGTGGCTGCGTTGCCGAAGAATCTGATTGCCGGCGCGAAGAAGGAAGATTTTGGCGGCAACATGGATGGCTGGTTCAACTATCTGCGACCATTCCTCGCCTTGTCTTCGTCGGATGCGAAAGGTTTCCAGTTCACTGCGGCAGATTTGGAGAACTTTCACGGGACGATCGAACTGTATGGGAAGCTTGCGGCCTCGGTTACTGGTTTCCCGGCGCATTATTTCGGGATGACGACCGTGAATCCTGCGGCCGAGGGCACGACAAACAATGAGATGGAACGCCTCGTTGGCCGGGTGGAGCGTGTAAACAGTGAATCTGGTGGCGCGTTGGAAGAGGCGTTGCGGTTAGCTGTCAATCTGACAGGGCGTACTGTCCCGCGTGGCATGGTGAATGTGGATTGGAAGAATCCCGCATATACGACGATCTCGCAGTTGGCTGATGCGATGCAGAAGCTCGCTGGTGGAGTCGCGTTGATTTCTCGTGAAGGTGCCTGGGACGAGATGGGTTGGGATGATGCTCGCAAGGAGCAGGAGCGTGCCTATTTTGAGGAGCAGGCGTCTAATCCTGAAATTGAGGCACTGAATGCGAAGGTGAATAGCCTTGGTTGAGGTTCCCGCCTCCGTCGAGGCGCATTACCGGCATGTGTTGAAATGGCAGGTTGTGGCGTTGGGTTTAGGGTCGCGGTCGTGGGCTGAGGTTGCCCCGAACGCGATTTCAGAATCCTGGGCTCAACAGATTGCTCCATTGAAGAACGGATTTGAGAGGCTTCGTCGGTCGGTAGCTGTCGATTCGGCGATCTATACACCGTTGGCGCTCGTCGAGCAGGATTCCTACCAGGCTGCGGATGCGTTTGTGGACGTGGATGCGTTCATGCCAACACTCGCGACAGGTGGGGATCTTGAAGAGGCTCTCTACGTGCCAGCTATTCGGACGAAGGAAGCGATCGGACGTGGCGTTGGCGTCTCCGAGTCTCTTGAGATCGGTAAGCAGGCTCTCTATGGGGTCCTGACGAGCGCACTCGCGGATACTGGCAGGCAGGTTGGCGGAGTAACGGTGGCAGCGCGTCCCAATGTGGGGTATACGCGGATGCTGAATCCCCCGTCGTGTGAACGGTGCGTGGTTCTCGCGGGGCGTTTCTACCGTTGGAATACAGGGTTTCTTCGCCATCCCCGCTGTGATTGCGTGCATGTTCCAACTGGCGTGAAATCGACTGCTGCGGCGCGAGCTGAAGGCCTGATTGATGACCCGTACGAGTATTTCAATGGGCTGTCAAAGGCTGAGCAGGACAAGATTTTCGGTAAAGCGTACGCGCAAGCGGTGCGTGACGGCAGCGACATTTTCCAGGTTGTGAACTCGAAACGAGGACGCCTCAAACATGGACTGTTTACGACTGAGGGGACGACGCGGCGAGGCTATGCGGGTGCGAAGCTGAAACGAGGTCAGAAGCGCCTCACGCCGGAAGGGATTTATAGCCTGGCGGGCAAGGAGAATCTGACCCGCGAGCAGACGCTTTCCCTGCTTGAGCAGCACGGCTATATCCTGCCGGGCGGACAGAATCCCGCCGGGTCGATACGAGGGCAAGCACAAGGCTTCGGGGCGATGGGGCGCGGCGGGACGCGTAGGAACGCTTCAAATGCTGTCCTGGAGGCGAACGCTACCGGCGTCCGCGATGGCTCCGTGTACACGATGACGGAAGCAGAGAGGCGCCTTGCTTATGCGAAACGCGACTATGAGGAAACCTTGCAAGGGTTGAACCCGTACACGGAGGCTGCGATACAGCGCCGTCAAGGTGTTCGTGCATGGTCGGTGGATCGTCCACTGACAGATACGGACAGGGCGCGTGCTGAGTCGTGGTATCAGGCGATGCAGTCCACGGATGGACAACTTTATCTGGCTGACGGCACGGACGTTCGCACGCTTTACAAAGAACTTCGGGACATGAATTGAAAGTCCTGATAATAACCAACCGAAATCTGGTGCGATGCCAGGTTTTGTTCCCCAGCGATTGGAGAAAACGATCATGTCTGAATCAGTAACTGAAACTGAATCAACTCTCGAAGTTGACGAACTCGGCGAAGGTGGCAAGAAGGCATTGCAGAGCGAGCGCGAGGCTCGCAAAGCTGCCGAGAAGGCTCTTGCCGACGCCACTGCGAAGTGGGAGGCGGAGAGGACGGCGCTAATGAAGCAGGTGCAGGAGGCGTCTGATGCTGCGTCGAAGGCGCAGGTTGATGCTGCGAGGGCGTCAGTACTCCGAGCGAAAGGCGTCCCGCCTGAGCTTGAAAAGTTCGTTGTTGGTTCGACAGCGGATGAACTGGGAGTGAGCGCCGATGAAGTGCTTGCCGCGTTCCGTCCTGCTCCTTCATCCACAGACCAGGCAGAGGTGTCGAAACCTTTGGGGATGCGTCCAGACATGACACAAGGAGCGTCGAGCGCGGCGCTTAATTCGGACGAGCTCGAGCAAAGCCTTAGGGCTGCCGTTGGGCTTGTTTAAAACTACCGCTCAGGAGGAGCATTATGGCTATTACGGCCGCAAAAACTACTGCGGATTTTTCCGGGTTTATCAAGCCTGAACAGGCTGGATTCATTTTCGAGGATGCTAAAAAGCAGTCTGCTGTAATGCAGCTTGCTACGCAGCAGCCATTGGGGGCTTCCGGGAAAGAATTCCCCATTGTGACTGGGAAGCCGGTCGCGAACTGGGTGTCTGAAGCGGGACAAAAGCCCTCAACTGAGGCGTCCCTCGGTTTGATTCCGATGAAGCCGAAGAAGCTTGCAGCCATCGCGGTAACGTCCGCTGAGGTGGTCCGGGCTAATCCCGGAGGCTATTCCGAGAAGCTTCGCGAGCTGCTGGCTGAAGCGTTTGCTACCGCATTCGACCTGGCAGCAGCGTATAACGTTGGCGGAGATGGGACGGGTACCGGCCCGTTTGACCACTATTTGGCAGAAACGACTAAGTCTGTGACTCTTGGCACAGGTGGCACGCTTTATGACGATCTCGTCTCTGGTGTAAGTCTGCTGCTCACAGGGAAGAAGAAGGCGCGCGGGTTTGCTTTCGATTCGGCGGTAGAAGTCGATTTCCTTGGGGCTAAGGACACCAACGGGCGACCGCTTTTCGCCGCTGCTGAGTACACGGATTCGGCGGAGTCCGTTCAGCGTGGTCGTCTGCTGGGACGTACCTCCTACCTAGAGGATGACTTCGCTCATGGGACGACGGTCGGATTCTTGGGTGACTGGTCGAAAGCTGCTTGGGGAGTTGTTGGTTCGGGGATTTCCTACGACGTTTCTACTCAGGCGACAGTCACTATCAATGGTGCGCTTACGTCTTTGTGGGAGCACAATCTTGTGGCGGTGCGTGCAGAAGCTGAATACGGTTTTGTTGTCGCCGACACTGAAGCGTTCGCTAAGTTTGTCCGTTCGGCAGGCTGATCGTGAGCGTGAAAGAGGCGCAAGTTGAGACGGTCACTTTGCTGAGCCCGCAAGGTTCGAATGTGACCGTCTCTGCGCGCGATGAGCAACGCTTTCTCTCTTGCGGGTATTCGAAGGTGAAGCGGACGTCTACGAGAAAGACGGCAACGGCAAAGTGATTGGGGGTCCGCGATGGCGTACGCGCTGGTATCGGATGTTGCGACAACGCTTGGCCGCGCAATCACTGACGCGACAGAGGTTGATCAGGTAAATGCGTGGATTTCTGACGCTGAACTGATTATCCGTTCTCGCTTAGGAGACCTTTCCGCTCTCGACGCTGACGTGCTGCGCCTCGTCATCAAGGAGGCTGTAGCTCGTCGGGTACGGAATCCGGACGGTAAAGATAATGAGCGTATCGACGACTATTCCTATGGGTTAGTCGAAGATGCGAAGAAAGTCGGAATCTCGATTACCGATGAGGAATGGGCGATGCTTTCCCCTGATAAATCCTCGTCGGGAGCGTTCATGCCTGCTGCTACACCGCAATGGTGGAGCGGTGGGCGTCCGCGTCATTATCCGTCGGTGTTGGAACGCGAGGGGTGGGGCTGATGGTTCTACCGGTTGTTATCGCGGGACGTCGTGCTGCGGATAGACTCATGACTTCCTCGTGTGAGATCGTTCGCCTCACTGCTGGTGAGGATGAGGACGGTCTCGACGTGACTACCGAGACCACGATTTATGCGGGCCGGTGCAAGGTTCAAACCTATGAGCCGTATGAGTCGAATCTCGTCATTGTTGGGAATCCGGTAACACAACAGCGGTATCAGCTTCACATCCCATGGGGTGCTGCCGTCCTGCAGGTCGGTGACATTGCCCGCGTGGAGGGCCGTGCACGTCCGCTGCGGATTGTCGCATTGCTTGATAAGACACATGCGACAGCGCTACGTGTCGCGTGTGAGGAGGTGTCTAATGCCAACGGTTGATATTGACATGCACGAGGTTCGGGATCTCGCTGCCGACTTCTCGCAGATCCCTGGCGAGCTTGCCCGCCACGCCATCCCGGTCGTTGAGAAGGCCGCGATGAACGTAAAGAAGCAGTTGATTGCCGAGATGCGGGCATCGAAGCATTTCAAAGGCTTCGCAAAGATCTCATACGATCTGACCTCAGATTCGGGTGGGATTGTTGCTGAAATCGGCCCTACCAAGGATGGTCCTGGCGCGGGTGCGAACCTCGCCTATTTCGGAACATGGAAAGGCGGCGGTACGGTGCCGGATCCACGCGGCGCCCTCGAAGCGGAATACCCGAATCTAGAACAGCATTTGGCTGATCTAGCTGAGGAGTTGTTCGGATGAGCCGCGCACACTACCGGGCGATCGAGGCACACCTCAAGGAGCTGATCCTCTCAGGCAAGACGGTCCCCGGGTTTCTCGGAGACCCGCCCGCCAACACGTCCCTGCCCTACACGTTCATCACGCCGGTGCCTGCTCCCGCGCATGCGGAAAATGTGGCAGGCAGCAGGGACGTTCTCGATGCCTATTTCAACGTTACGTGCGTTCACACTACAGCAAACAATTGTTTGGCGTTGACTGAAGCGATGCGGGGACTCCTCGACGATTGGACGCCTGTAGTTGACGGGTGGCTGACCTTCCCCCTCAAACCGGTAGACGCACAACCGGTTCAAACATCCACCTCTGCGATGGAGATGGATTCAAACACCTACCCCCGCTGGTCGGTCACACAATACCGACTCCAAGCATGTAAGGAGAACAACTAATGCTCACACTCTATGACAAGCATATTTCGTTACGCGTGATGGCCGGGACGCTCGCCGACATTACCGACTTCGACCCGGAAGCCCCCAAGATTTCTAGCTTCCCGGCACTTGAAGCATCGAAGCTTATGGCAATGTCAGGTTTCGTGCTCGGACCCTCGGGATCGGATTCGGGGTCTGACCCCGCCGTGAACGGTGACCCGAACCAGTATTTCGGCACATCCGGATACTCGGGGACGCTAACCCCGTACCGGTATTTAGACGATAAGGGAGTCCCTGTTGTCACCGAGGATACGTTATGGCCTCTCGTGGTGGCGAAGGGCTCGAATCTGGTTTTGTTCCTACGTGAAGGCCCAGGCTGGGATTCGGATCCTGTGGCGGGGCAGGAAGTTTCGATCTTTGAGGCGACGACGGATGACCCGCAGCCTGGTGACCGTTCAGGGTTCATCAAGTATTCGGTTCCTCTTGCGATCCAGAAGGCTTACCTGCACAAAGTGATCGTTGCAGACGCCTAATTTTCTTCCTCGGTGCTGGTTCTTTCTGGCCTTTCTGCCAGCACCGAGGACCCTCCCCTAGAAAGACCAAAGAACAAGCGTTGTGAAAGGCGAAGAACAATGACTACACCCACACCTGCAAGCTATGGCGACGCGAAAGAAACCGCGCCTATCGATCCGCAGAGCTTCGATCTTGCCACGTGGATCGAGGGAGTGAACCCCGTCCGGCATGCGGTCACGATTTATCAGCGCGGTGACCTCGTCGCAGATCTGGACGTCGTGAAAGCACGGCTGAATAACGCGAAACTTGCGAAGAACTCGAAAGAAATCGCTGCGCTGACGAAGCAGGCGCGCGACATTGTCGAAATTATTGAGCAGTCCTCCCTCGACGTCGTTGTTGAGGGCTGGTCTGAGGACCGCGTGAAAGCTTTCCGAGAGCCTCTCAAAGAGCAGGGCCTATCAGATGAAGAGGTCACTGTCAGGCAGGTGGCGGCGCAGGTGGTTTCGCCAGAAGGTTTCACGGCAGAGTTTTATCAGACGCTGCTTGGCGTGATTCGTCCGCAGGCTGAGGCGATTGCTGCGGCGGCATTTGCAGCTAATGTGCGGGTGCCGGTGGTCTCGGTCCCTTCCTGACGGAGTGCCTGGACCTTCCAAAGAACGACTGGATCGTTCAGGCACTCCGCACCGCGAAATCGTGGGGACGCAGGCCAGTCGAGTTTCTAGGAGGCCTTGCGGGTCCACGATGGACGCCACGGGACACACTGCTAGCGATGGCCCTCGACGAGTATGAGGCTACACGGGTGGGATACGGCGGGTTCCCGAAGCGTCTGACTGAGGATGAGGCGCAGGACGGCGAATTCGATGTGGATTCGACGACAGATTACGCGAAGCTTGCGTGGGATGAGTGGGAAGCGCAGGAACGCAAACGCAAAGGTGACCCACAACCCGGTTTGGTACACCGGCTCGTATGGACGGGCTACCGGCGCGCGTCAGCCATCACAGGTGGCCCACAAGACAGCGCTAGTTCTTCCTAGCGTAGATGAAATGGTTCACCATCATCAGGATCCCTCCTACGAGGATGATCCCGAGACCGTTACCTGTCGCGCCGTTACTGAGCGCGAATAGCCCCGCGATCACCGCAATAATCCCCAGCATGAAAAGCGGTGCCAAAAATTCGTTTTTCTTCGGCTGCTGCGGCATAGCCCCCCCCAAGAAATTCGCGGATAAACACAATCGTATACCGGAGGTGCATCCTTGTCCCAAGAAAGATCGATCAAGGTTACCTTCCGTACTAATGTCGCGGACTTCAAACAGCAACTAAAGTCAGCCTCGACGTCTCTCGAGGACCTCGCCGCTAAGGGAGACAAGACCGGCAAGGTCGCTCAGACGCAGCTGGGCAGGCTCGCTCAGTCCGCCCAACTACAGAAGGAAGCCTGGGCTACTGTTTCCACGGGTCTCGCCGCTTATGGGGCTGCCGCGACTGCACTCGTAGCTGTAGCGGTGAAGAAGTTCGCTGACTTCGACGAGGCAATGAGCGGAGTCCAGGCAGACACGCAGGAGTCCGCCGCGAACATGGAGCTGCTGCGGGCGGCAGCTATCCAGGCGGGCGCAGATACCGCATATTCGGCAACTGAGGCCGCTGGCGCAATCGATGCGCTCGCGAAAGCTGGTATTAGCACTACCGATATACTGTCCGGCGGGCTTGCTGGGTCGTTGAGCCTTGCCGCCGCTGGTGGGCTTGAAGTTAGCGATGCCGCCGAGATCGCCGCTACCGCGTTGACGCAGTTCAAACTTTCAGGGCAGGACGTCAATCACGTCGCTGACCTTCTTGCGGCAGGTGCCGGTAAAGCGCAGGGTGATGTGTCTGACCTGTCGATGGCGCTCAAACAATCGGGGTTGGTTGCCTCGCAAACTGGCCTCTCAATTGAGGAGACCACCGGCGCATTATCAGCATTTGCGTCTGCTGGGCTCCTCGGGAGCGATGCCGGCACAAGCTTCAAGTCCATGCTGCAGCGGCTCACTCCACAGTCCAAAGAGGCGCAGACGCTTATGGACGAGTTGGGGATCTCTGCTTATGACGCGCAAGGGAACTTCGTGGGCCTCGCGTCTTTCGCCGGGAACCTGCAAGATTCGTTGAAGGGGCTGACCACCGAGCAACGCAACTCCGCGATGGCTACGATCTTCGGGTCTGACGCCGTGCGTGCGGCGTCGGTGCTTTACGATCAGGGTGCTGACGGGATACAGGAATGGATCGACAAGGTTGACGATTCCGGATATGCGTCTCGCGTCGCCGCGCAGAAAATGGACAACCTGAAGGGCGACATTGAGAAGCTTTCGGGGTCACTCGAGACTGCTTTTATCAAAGCGGGTTCTGGCGCGAATGACATGCTGCGGCAGCTTGTCCAGTGGGCAGATTCTGCCGTTGATTCCTTCTCGCGGCTACCAGCCCCGGCCCAACAGGGCGTCATCGGCCTTGTGGCGCTGACAGGTGCCGCCGCCGGCATTGTAGGTATCGGCATGAAGGTATTCACCTCTCTCGCCGATATGCGTACCGCGATGGATTCGTTGAATCTGTCTGGTGGGAAACTCGAATCACGCCTGAAGACGACAGCCAAAGTACTCGGAAAGCTGACGACTGCGGCTACTGCCTACGGCATCGCATTGAATGTCCTCGATAATGATTGGCAGTCGAGCGCAGAGGGCGTCGAGCAGTTCAACAATCAGCTGGCGACTACTGGGAAGATCGATATTTCTAAGGCGTTCGCTGGGGTGAATGATGGATATTGGGGACGCCAGGCTATCGATGTCGATAATTTCAGTGAGGCTTTACGTTCAGCGGCGGATCCCGGTTTTTGGGAGCAGGTCGACAACTCAATTACGTCCTTTTTTGGTTCAGTAGATACTGCCTCCTTGAAATCTCAACAGCAGTTCAAAGCTATTGGTGAGTCGCTCTCTGAGTTGGCTTCAACAGATTTGGCGTCTGCGCAGTCCGCATTTACGGAGCTGTGGGAGGCGGCAGGTGGGGATGAGGCTTCGGGTGCAAAACTGCTTGAAGTCATGCCGGCGTATAAGACGTCTTTGACGGAGTTGGCGACGGAGCTTGGTCTGGCAGCTGATGACACGACACTGTTGCAGCTGGCGAATGGTGATCTCGAAACGGGGTTGGACGGTACTAGTAGTGCCGCTGATGGGACGTCTTCCGCCATTGATTCGGTTACCGATTCCGCCGAGTCTGCTACGGATGCGATGGACGAGTATGTACAGTCATTGAACGATGCGGCTGGTGTGCAGCTTGACTTGTCGGATGCGCAGATGCAGTGGGAGGCGGCGATTGATTCCGCTACTGACGCACTCACCGAGAATGGACAGACCCTCGATATTACTACCGAGGCTGGACGGAATAATCGGGCTGCGCTGGATGATATGGCTTCCTCGGCGTGGGACCTTGTCACGTCGCTGTATGAGGTTGATGGCGCGTCTGCTGATCTTGAGGGCACGATGCAGACGGCGCGGAATGCGTTCATTCAGACGGCCATACAGATGGGGATGACGCAAGCTGAGGCTGGAGAACTTGCCGACAAGTACGGGTTGATCCCCTCCAACGTTCGCACGACCGTCGAGGCGTCCGACAACGCGTCGGGCACGATCGCTTGGATCAAGCAGCAGCTGATCGAGCTGCCGAATCACAAGACGATCACTGTGGAGACGAGGCAGATCGGCCGGGTCGGCGTGGGAATGGCCGCGTCGACGTATACGGTTGGTGGTGCGGTGTCTGGTCCGGGCACGGCGACGTCGGACAGCATTCTGGCGCGCCTATCGAATGGCGAGCATGTCCTGACGGCGTCGGATGTGCAAAAGATCGGTGGACAGTCCGCGGTGTATCGGCTCCGGGCGGCTATCCAGGCCGGGATGGTGCGGTTTGCTGATGGTGGCGCTGTTGGCGGCTCGTCGCTCGTGTCCCCGAAAGTCATGGTGTCAACCACACCGACGATCTATGTTCAGAACCCGTTCACAGGAAAGTACCTGCTGGCGCAGGTGGATCGACGCGCTGAGAATATCGCGGTTGACGTGGTGAATGCGAGGTGAGCATGGTGAAGGCATGGATCGCAGCTCACACGGGGCTGCCCAGTTTCTATACGGACGCGCCTGTGCGAGTCATGTGTGGGGATCGTGTGATTGCAAGCGGGTCCGCGCAGGCGCTTGTTTCTGATCCTCTTGCTGAGCCTGGCGTCCCGACAACCTACCAGGTGGGTGACGAATCAGTGACGCTAACGCGGCCCCTCGGGACGCCTGGGACGGCGATCCTCACAGACGATACGGGACGCGGAGTCTCTGGGTTGATCTATGTGGATACCGGAGACCAGGAGAACTACTCCCCCGAGGTCACGCAGTTCAACCCCTTCGTCACACGCTGGGCGATGACAGATCCCGCCTACACGGGTTCGGGAACGTTCACGCTGAAAGACCCCTCCAAGCGTGGCCAGGTGGAGGAGTTGCTGCGTCGGCATCGTGCCCTGATTGTCGGGCCTGCTGCACCGTCTCCTGGGATGGGTTTGCGGCGTGTGATTGTGACGCAGGTGCAGCGGACCAGGTATGCGGGAGGGGCCCGGATACGGTTTGAGGTCTCGTGGTCTGAGGCGAGGCTTTCGGATCGGGAGGCGTGTGGGGCGCCTGTGGTGACGTGGGGTGAATACGCCGCTGCTAGCAGCGGAAAGTTTACCGGAGAGTCTTATTTAGAGGTTTGTCAACGGATCGCCGGGATGCCGGCATAACCGAAAGGAAAAGAACCATGGGTATTCCTGCGATGAAGGAATCGATCTGGGAGGCTGCTGCCGCTCGGCGTGAGTTTGATGAGTGGAAGGCGGGCGTGGATCAGCGGCTCGGGGCTCTTGAAGCCGACGTGGCGGCGGCCCAGGCGCAAGCATTGAACGCCCAAGCCACCGCCAACGCGGCATGTGCGGAGTTAGAAGCAAAACTCGAAGAGCTTATTTTGATCTCCGCCGGTGAAGTATCGTCCGTTATTTAGACCGTATCAAGATCTCTAGCTGGCCGATTGCTTCGGCGATGTCCTTCTGCCCATTTTGTAGCTGTGTGATCATTTCGAGTGGATTTACAGCGGTTTCGGATAGTTGGGCGGTCTTAGTTCTCTCGTTCAATGCATCTATCAGTTTGCTGGTGATGGGTATGTCCGTCATCGGTTTTCTTTTCGTGTGAGTAATCCCCTTCTTCGTTGGAGGGGTTTTCTCATTCTAGGAGGTTGGTATGCGTCCTGGTCCGTCTATTGATGAGCTGAAACGAACTGGTGTCGGTGCGCGTATCAATGTGGTGCGTGCCGGGCGCGTTATTGCGACAAATGTTCCGGTGACGGATGTTCAAGAGGGTTGGACGGCGTCACGGTCTGTGCCTACACAGGTGACGTTCGTGGCCCCCTTGGATTGGACGCCGAAGGACGCGTTGGATCCTCTCAACAACTATGGGCAGCGGATCCAGCTGATTAGCTTGGCTGAGACTGACCATGGCGTGGTGGAGACGGAGATCGGCTGGTTCCAGATCTCCACGTGGGAGGTGCAGGACGATGGCGTGCAGGTCACCTGCCTGGACCTGCTGCAGGTGCTTGCAGAGAACGACATGACGTGGCCGTCGTCGCCGCCAGCAGGTGCGACACTTAGATCAGAGCTACAGCGCCTGTGCACGATCCGTAGTGATTTCGCGCTGCCTGTGGTCCTGGACACTTCCGACCGGAGTATTCCGCGGACTTTCCAGTGGGGCACAGACCGGCTCGAAAACGTCGCAGACCTTTGCGAATCGTATGGTCTCACGTACGCAGTGAAAACGGACGGCTGCCTGCATGCGTGGAGTATTCCTGATGGTTCCTCACCGGTGGCGCATTACACGGCGAAAGACCTGCTTATAGATGCGCCACGGACGGCGAAAGACCGCATCGCCAACGTTTACACGGTTGTTGGTGGGCAGGAAGACGACGCCGCAAACCGTTTCTCGGCCAGCGTGTCGAACACCGCGTCTCCATATGATCCAGCTGGCTACGGGGTGGTGACACAGCGGACGGCCCTGGATTCTGCCACCTCGCAGGCACAAGTGTTGACTGCTGCGCAAACTCGGATGAGGACCGCGCTAGCCGCCACCGAAACACGCTCTTTGGAGGTTGTGATGGATCCACGCCTGGAAGGAATGGACGTGATCTCGTGCATCACCGATGAAGGCGAGCCCATCGTAGGCAGGATTACCGCATATTCGCGGTCGCATACGGATCCGTCAGCCTCGATGAGGGTAGATGTGGAGGTACTCCTGTGGTGAAACGTAATCGGTGGTTGGATGTCACCCCGCAAGGCTCGAAAGCTACCGCTAACCGTGGAATTCAGGTGGACCAGTGGCTTACCGGGACGGTCACGGAGCAAGTGGATTCGTCGAATGTTGCGGTCGAGTTGGACGGTTCGGATTCCACGCCGGTGGTTGCCCCGGCGGCTGCTGGTATCACGTATATTGGGGCGCGTGTCCGGTGCCTGCGGGACTCCACCGGGAAGATTGTTCAGGTGGAGGCTCCTCTCACACTCCCGGACGGTGTGGAGGTGATCGCGGCTGGCTCGACTGGGCAGGTGATCGTCACAGCTCAGGAGACGGCTACCGCCGCACAAACAGCGGTGAACGAAACCCAGCAGGCCCTTGATGAGGCGCGTACGGAGCTCACGTCGTCGATGTCTGCGTTGGATAGGCGCGTATCGGAGGCTGAGTCGAGTCTGTCGGAGTCACAGGACTACATCGAGCACACGGTCACTCCGGGTCTGGAGCAGGCACAGTCGGATGCGGAGTCTGCGGCGTCTGCGGCGGCTCAGGCTGTGGCTGATGGTGTTGTGAGCGTGGTGACTGAGTATGCGGTGGGGTCGTCTGAGACGGTGGCTCCCACGAGCGGGTGGAGTACGTCTACTCCCGCGCGGACGGCTGGCACGTTCATCTGGTCGCGGACGACCACCACGAAGGGCGACGGGACTGCGACCACGTCCTCTCCGGTGCTGGTGACAGGGAACACTGGTGCGGCGGGTGCTGCGGGTGTGAGCGTGTCGTCGGTGACCCCGTACTACGTGCTGGTGGGTACTGGTGCGAGCGCTCCTGCGAAGCCTACGACGAACCCGCCGTCCTCGTCGTGGACTCTGACTGAGCCCGCCTACCAGTCGAGCACGGAGCTGTATCGGTGCGATCTGACGGTCATGTCGGACGGCTCGTGGTCGTGGGGTGCGGTGAGCAAGGTGTCGTCGTACACGGCGGCGAGCCTCGCCATGAACAACGCGGCGGAGCTCATCGTCAACGGTGGCTTCGAGACCGGCGACCTCACCGGATGGACCCCATCAGGCAACGTGACAGTGACCACCAAAGACACGGACGGAAGCGTCGTTCCTCCATCAGGCACGTATCAGTGTCGCTTCGGCGTGGGCAGCATCTCCCAGACGATTGCCTGCCCGCCAGCGGGCCACAAGCTCCGGGTCAGCGCAATGTTGACTGGGTCCTACGCGAGGCGAACGATCACTCTCCAGTTCCAGTTCGCGGGGCAAGACGCGCAGGTCATCGGCTCCAAGACTGCCGATCCCTACACGCTCATCTCTGCCGATCTGACCGTCCCTGCCGGTGCGGCTACCGCCGTTGTGACAGTGAGTGGCGACACGATCTACACGCGCGCGGACGACATCTCAGTGCGCGACGTGACGGACGTGCAGCAGCAGGCGGTCACCCTCACGAACCTCATCGACGCGACCGCCGCCGGGCTGGTCAGCGTGTCCACCACCGCGCCCGACGTGTCACAAGTCGGCCGCGTGTGGATCATCCCCAGCGCGGACGGCACCAAGGTCGTCGGCATGAAGATCAGCAACGGGTCCGCATGGTCGTCCTACGCGATGATGGTCGAGGACCTCATGGTCGTCGGTGAGGACGGCACCATCCGGCTCAAAAATGGGGTCGTGTCCGCGCCGAACATCAAGGCCACGAGCGACCTGTGGACGAAGATCCTCGCAGTCGCAGGCAACGCGACGATCGGCGGGAACCTGCTGGTCAACGGCGCGGTCGACGCGTCGAAGATCACCGCATCCAGCGAGCTGTGGGCGAAGATCGCGACGTTCGCGAAGGTCACCACCGGCATGCTGATCGCGGGCGGGGCGAAGATCACGGGCGCGCTCCTCGCCGACGTCATCCAGCTCGCTACCCGACTCGTCGCAGGAGATCCAGACGGGACACGGGTCGAAATGAACGGCGACGGCATCACCGTGTACAGGCAGCTACCAGACGGCATGACGTCTGAGGCTATCCGGCTGGGCATTAGCGGCACCGACTATATCGGAATCCTCAACACGGACGGTGACACGCTTTCCTCTCTCGACGATCAAGGCAACATCACCGGGCAAACCCTGACCGCAAATCAGAATATCGTGATGGCGGGGCAAGACCTCGCCGAAACCCTTGATATGATGCCGCGCGGCGTGATAGCGATGGCCGGGGCCGCCGCGTTCCCCGCATCCATTTCAAACTTGCGCACCTCGTACGGACTGACAGAGATCGCGTTCACTGCCCCATCGACAGGCGTGCGGGTTATCAAGGTGGCGGCGAGTTTCTTGCTGCGCCAGTGGGGCAAGTCCACGAACGTGGCGGTGACCTACACGACGGATGGTTCGCGCCCGAATGTGGGTTCGCCCGTCCTCATCCGTTGGACAACGCCAGATACCGCGGGTGGCACAGACTTCACGGTTGACTTCAACACGGTCACATCCATTGCCCTTACGGAGGGGCAGACGATCCGCATGCTCCTCATGATCGCAGAAAACGGTAACGACGGGAACATCGCGTTCGTCAACTCAATGAATCCGCGCTTCTGGGTGGAGGATATTGGCCCATACACGGCGTTTGGTGGAGTGATCAATTCGGGTGGCGGCAAGCTGCCAGACAATTCGTCGGCGACTCCGGAAGCGACTACGGATCCGGTGAAAACCTACACGAAAACTTACAGTTCGACGGGCTGTCAGTCCTATGTGGGTTCGGGTGCCAAGTATGCCTATAACGTCGGGAAAGCCTACCAAGGCGCCTACGGGTCAAACACAGGGCTGCACTCACTCTGGATCTTCCCTTCTGTCATTAGTGACCTGTCGGGGGCAACCGTCAACAAGGTGATCCTGCGGATCACGAATCAACACACGGTCGCTAATGCGGGTGGCACGGCCCGTATTCAAGCTCATGGAAACACGTCCATCCCGGCAACGTATGGGGGTGGGACGGCGATAGCCAACGTTAGTTTCGCGAAGGGCCAGACGAAGGACATTGATGTGACCTCGCAGGCCGCCGCAGGGTTGAAGTCGGGCGGGGTTCGCGGCTTTGGGCTGTTGGCTTCCGCCACATCGGATTACGGGTATTGGTCTGGGGACGCGAAGTTGATCATCACCTACACGAAGTGAGGGAAAACTATGGAGTCGAATTTGTTGAAGATTGCCCGCGCAGTGGACGGGGATGATCTTTTCGCCATGCGCGTCAAAATCGCGTGCGAGCTCAAAAAAATAACGTACAGCCGGGATGTTCTGCTCACGGTAGCGCAAGCCGTAGCAGACCATATCACGGTCGACGACGCGGGCGCTGTCGATACGACAGGTGTCCCGGATGAGGCGATCATAGATGCGCTACCGGCAGCTACACAGACAGGGGAGGCAGTATGACGGATACGACATGGCGAGGTGTCCCGCTGATCGAAGCTGGCGACGGGATACTGACGTCGCTCGCGCTACTCGCAAACAATCTTAATGTTGGTGTCCCGGTGGCTAGCATTGCTGCCGCACGCACGCTCCTCACGCAGGCAGAGGCGGATGGCGTCGCACCAACCTCGTCAAATCCCGCACTTTTCATGGTCGGTGAGGGAGTGAAACGTGTTTTGTACACGTCGGACGGATCCAAAACTGGCGGGGTGTGGGCGCTCTCTCCCGTCAACGAGCCGTCGCGCGCTAGGTTCGGCCGTGGAGAGGATTCTGGCGTGACCCGCAGCCTCTCCCAGGGAGATACGCTTACCGTCATCAGCGGGGCGCTCCCATCAGCACCCTACGATCGTGCAATCAGCATGGAAGCAATCTGCTATGGGTCTGTGACTGGCAATATTTGGTTGCGGATCTATCCTCCGGGAGAAGCGTATGTTTCGGCCAGGTTTTCGTCTGGTGATCAGCAGTCGCAGCCACTCCCGGCGCGGGGAAAGATCCTCGCTGGGCAGTCTCCCGAGTTGAGGGTCGCCGTCGTTGGTGGTGCGGGGGGAGGGAGCATCACGTTTGGTACCACGGCAGATAACACGGTTCTTTTCGTGGATGCATTCCCGATCACGATGGCCTGACCAGCGGAAACACATACTCTAGCCGCCCGATGGGTGGCTTTTTTTATGCCCAAAGGAGGCATATATGACGGCAGATGAGGTACGCGCGGCTGTGATCGCGACCGCGCGCAGTTTGAAAAGCCAGCTCAAATACTCGAATGCGTGGGTGGGTGCTACCGTGGCTCAGCTCAAAGCTCGCGGCGCTGGGGACTGTAGCGATTTCACACAGGCGTGTTTTGGCGCGCATGGCTACACGCTCTCCGGCATGTCCTATGAGCAGGCGAAAAATGGCGTGGAGGTCGCGTCCTGGCGCGGCTCGCGAGGCGGAGCAAACGCCGCTTTTATTGCAATCCAGCCCAAGCTCAAGCCTGGGGATCTCGTGTGCATGGCGATCGATTCGTCTCGTCCCGGCGTGATCTCCCACGTAGAAATCTGGATCGGCGACGGCCTCTCGATCGGTCACGGAGGCCCGGGTTATGGGCCCACCGAACACGCCATCACTGACTGGAATCTTTTACAGAGCGCAACGTACTGGACGGCGCGACGAATCATCACTGACGACATTCCCGAGGAGGAAGAAATGAACGACAACCAGGCATATA